ACGTAAAATGAAGGAAATTCATGTAAATATGATTTTTGGGTGGGTGAGTTCTCCACTTCCATAAATTCAAGCACTTTACAAAAAAAAGCTCCGAAAATAACTTCAGAGCTTCTAAAACTTAATGATGAAAAATATCAGATTGATATACTAAATTTACAAAAAAAGACAGAGTTATCCTAACCCTAACCTTATTTCTTTTGAGAAGAGTCTCAAATGATAATCTCAAAAAAAGAATTATGTGTTTAGAAACTCTTCGTAAATATAACTAACTTTTTAAGTTTTGTTTTATTTTCGTATTTTAGTACATAATATAAATATATAGTTATAATAATATGAGTAATTCCATCACAATAAACATCCCTACCTCTCTGGAGGATATTACATTAAGACAATATCAAAAGTATATTAAGGATGTAAAGCATTTAACAGAGAAAGAAGAACCTACACAGGAAGAGGTAGAATTTGCGAATCTAAAGTTATTAGAATGTTTTTGTGGTATTAATCTAAAACAGGCTTTTCAGTTGCCTATGACAGAGTTTAATTCTGTAATAACTCATATAAACGAATTATTTAACATTAAACATACTCTGCATAATAAATTTGATATGGTAGATGCAGATGGTAATAAGGTAACCTTTGGGTTTATTCCTAAATTAGAAGATATATCAATGGGAGAATTTGTGGATTTAGAAAAATACATTTCCGATTGGCAGCAGATGCACAAAGCGATGGCTGTATTGTATAGACCTGTTATACACGAAAAAAATAATTTCTATCTAATAGAGGATTATGAGGGGTCTGATAAATACTCCGATGTGATGTTAGACTCACCTATACAGGCAGCACTTGGTTCTATGGTTTTTTTTTACAGTTTAGGGACCGAATTGTCGAAACATTTGATGGACTCTTTGGCGAAACATCTGAAGGAGGACTTGGAGTTCAAGCAACATTTGGAGCAAAGTGGGGTTGGTATCAATCAATTTACGCACTCGCTGGAGGAGATGTCAGAAAATTTGAAGAAGTTACAAAACTCCCCATTTCTCAATGTTTAACCTGGTTAGAATTTGAAAGGGAGAAAAACGAATTAGAAAGTAAAATGATAAAACAAAATTTAAAATGAGACAAGTTTATACAGTACTCGATAAAATAAAAGAAATATTAAGAGCAAACGGAATTACCAAAACCGTCACCTTCGGTGATATTACAGAAGTTGACTTAAACAAAACAAGTATGTTTCCTCTTTGTCATATTGTATTTGGCAATGTTACATTTGAGGAAAGAATCATGTCAGCGTCTATTAGAATATTATGTTTAGATGTAGTAGATGTAACAAAGCAGAAGCAAACTGAAGATATGGCATTTGGAAATGACAACCTGCAAGACATCCTAAACACTCAACTTCAGGTGGTAAATGATTTGCAACAAGAAATGAGAAGAGGAGATGCTTTTTCTGATAACTTCCAAATTACTACAAGTGTTGTTGCTGAACCATTTCAAGACAACTTCGAGAATCAATTAGCTGGATGGGGAATGACAGTAAACATAGAAGTTCCTAATAACGAATTATCTCTTTGTTAATGAAAAGAGTTCAAGCTACATTAGAACAATACAAAGATAAAATTGTAATCCAACTAAAAGACCGCCTTGCGGAGCAAGGTTTGGTTGCATCAGGCAAACTTCAAAATAGTATTTACGGTGTAGTAACCGAAACAGGTATTAATATATTTGCAGAAGGATATGGTACTTTTGTAGAAGAAGGAAGAGGACCAGGAAAAATGCCACCAAGAAATAAAATATTAGAGTGGGTAGAATCAAGAAACCTTCAATCTATAAATCCTAAATATAAAAGACCAAAAGATATTGCTTGGATGATAGCAAGGTCAATAGCAGAGAAAGGTACAATTCAGAGATTTGGATATCAAGGTTCTAAATTTATTGATTTTGTAAGTAAAAATATTATGGCATCTTTAACAAAAGATATAGAAGAGAGTTATTTAAAAGATTTAAAAGACGCAATAGATGGCAACAGTTAAAGTAAATTCAAGAAGTCCTTATTATGTGACTGCAACAGGAGCAGAAGGTAGTGCAGTTGAAAACGCATCACTAACAATTACAGGACCAGCAACAGGTGTAACAAATAGCGATATCACACTAACAGCAGTAGCAAGCAATTTCACACCTGCAAGTTATGCTTGGACAGGAGGAGCAATTGCTGGAAACGCAAATGAAGAAGTAACATTTACTGAAACATCAGATGGTGCAGTTGAGTATGGAGTTACAGCAACAGATTCAGCAGGTAATACTTATACTGCAACTAAAACAGTTACTTGGTCAGCTAACACTCAATATACAGCTACTTTAACTATAACAAATGATATTAATGGACCATCTCAAGGATATACAGGAACTGTAACTAAAAATGCTACTAATATATCTGAAACAGTAGAAACAATAAACACATCATTAGATGAAACAGTATTCACTGTAACAGGTGAATCTGGAGATACATACGATTTTGATATTGCATTAAGCCTGGCAACTGGATTTAATGATACTGCAGCAAGTTTAGCAATTTCAACAGCAAGTTTTAGTGGTTCTTTTGCATCAGCAAATATTAATTTAACATCAACTCTAACAGGTACAGTGGCATCAGACGCAAGTTATAGTTTATATGCTGATAAAACAGATGTAACAGAGGGACAAACTTTTACTGTTTTTTTAAGTGATGATAATAATGTAACACCAGATAACACATCTATTCCTTTTACTATTACAGGAACTAACATAACTGAAAATGACTTGCAAAGAGGTACTTTACTTGGTTCTTTTACTGTGATAGGAAACGAAGCTTCACAAACATTTGAAGTAAGGTCAGATTCAGTTCAAGAATCTGGAGGAGAAACATTAACCTTAACACTAAACAACTTTCCTTCTGTAGATATAGATATTAATTTATTTGATGAAGTAGAACGTGGAGACCCACAAGAAGTATTAATATCTCCAATAGGATACGATAGTGCTAACAGTGCTTGTTCTGTTACTGCTACAGAGACAGTTTATTATGGATTATTCTCTGGGCAAACATTTGGTAATGGTGTTACACTGTATCAAAGTGATGCACTACAAACACCTTATTCTGGTGGTGGTAAGTATTTTAAAATAGGTTCTAATAAAAATGGTAGAATTGGAGTAAGTAATGATGGTGAAATAACTGGATATGTAGATTGTCCTTCTACTCCAGTTACATCTTGTACTATACCTGAATCAAGCACATCGCCTAATAATGCAATTGTGTCTTCTAGCTTCTCTACTGTGGCAGGACCAGATGGTGCTAATGCTTGTGCTTTAACTGCAGACCAAGATGTATATTACAATGGCTCTATAACAGAAGGGCCAACATTATTTACAGTAAAAGACGCAAATGATAATCTGTCTAATCCTTTTGGAGGAACAGATAACTGGTATAAATTAATACTAACTTGTGCAGATGGAACACCACAAGAACATTATGTATTCATAAATAGCTATCCTGCTGGTCGTGTAAATAGTATATTTGTCTGTGGAAGTGATATAATCCCAACAACATCTATTACAGCAGCTCCAAGTGTAACTATTGATATGTCAACTTCAGATGGAAACAATCAAGGATTTGCCTATGTTGACCAGCAAGTAATTTTAACAGCATTAACACAAAATATATCAAACCCAACTTATCAGTGGTATAAAAGTACAACTAACAATGATATTACTTCTATACCAGGAAATGCTATTTCTGGTGAAACGCAGCAAACATTAGTAATAAATGGAACAGGTACAGAGACGCAATCAACAACAGGAACTTTATATTATAACTGTTTAGTAAGCGGAACAACTGATGCAGATACTAATAAGTCAATAACTTGGCAAAATAGACCAGGTTATGCAGTTACATTTACAGCATCAGCAGACAATGTTAATCCTGCTTATAGTGCTTGTACTGGTACTTCTACAACTATATACACAAACAGAGATGGTGAAACAGCTTATTGTGTTGCAAGTAAGTTTTATTCTAATGCAGCAGGTTCTTCATCACCGTCATTAACTCCAGGATGGTATGCTTTTAATGACGGAACAAATCATAATTTAAGATTTATAGAAGCAGATGGTACTCCTCAAGGATGTGTTACTGGTGGATGTGGAGGTGCAGAAGACCCCACTCCAGTTGAACCTACTGTAGGATATGCAAGAATACAAAAATGTCCTAATCAAACAAATGCTGGAGCTGTAAGATTTGTAGCTTTTGATGGATTTGAATATTCTAACACAAACATAGTAATACAGCTTGATGATTTTGGAGGAGATGGTACAACTGATGGATGTTGGAATATAACTAATATCTATTCAACACTATCAAGTTGGGATAACACTTTAACAGAAGATAATTTTACAAGAACTCCTACAGCATTACAGCCTTATGGTTCTTGTGAAGAATGTATTGGAGACATAGAGGTCGTTGTAGAAACAGGACAAGACCCTAATAGATATTATGGTGGGTATAGACAGTGTAACAATGATGGAGCGCCTATTATATATTATTCATCCGCATCTCCGCTTCCAAATGTATTTAGAACAAGCTCAAACACATTAACTTGTAGAAGTAAAGTAAATGATGATTATTCTTCGACAGCAAATGAACCTGATGGTCAAGTAGAAAATTATCCAGGTTATCAGGAATTTAATGATTGTACTACTTGTTTGGAAGGAGATACAGTTACTCCAGACCCTCTTGCTTATTTTAGACAATATAATAATTGTGATGGAGCTGGTGGATATGTAATTATAGGAAGTACAACTGATTTAGACGCTACAGGTCATTGGCCTTCAGTCGTTAAATATAGTGACGTTTGTTATAGTGATGGAGGAAATACAGCAACAACGTCTATTATTAATATAACAGATTTAGTTACTTATTCTGATTGTACTGCTTGTGGTTATGTAGCCCCTACGCCAGATGACCCTGTTACAATAGAAACAAATGTAATTAGAATAACAAGCACAGCGTTTTCTACAATAACTAATGCTTGTGATGGGACAACAAGTAGTTTCCCTACAACTCTATATTACACAGGTTCGCTTGGAGATGGAACACAATTATATTCTGATTCAGCACTAACAAGAGTTTATGCACCTGCATCTAGTGATTTTTATTTATCAGAAGATGCGTATTATTTTAAGATAGGAACTGGTACAGGAAATCCACGTGGTGAAATATATTCATTTGGTCAATGTGGTAATATAATATAAGATGTAATACTATATTATTTTTTTTAGTTATATACTTAAAGAAAAGACATGGCAGTATTAACAAGCTCTACTTTAGATTTGTATTGTTGGTCTGGAAGATGGAGTTCAGTGCCATCTCAACCTCAATACGTAATTAGAAAAACAAATCCTGATACAAACAACTTAATACGTTTTGAAATATCAGAACTAATACAGGATTACATTGATGTTGTATTTAATGATGATTATACAATTGGTAGCGGTGGACTTTCTAATATAAAATCTACTTGTTGGTTTTATTATATTAAAAGAAATACATATAGTGATAGAGACCCACAAGAATTTTACGGTTACGGAATAGGTACAAAAGGGTACACTTATTTTGAAGATGGTATAAACTCTACTTTATCAACATCAAGATTATTCTCTAATAACTATATTTATTTGCCAGAAAATGCAAATATTAAAATACCTATCTATATAGGACCTGGTGGAGTTAAATTTGTTAGATTCTTTAGAAAAGATTCTTTAGGTAATGAAACGGTAGCTCAAACAGATAGCTTTGAATTATTATTAGATATTCCAACATCTGAAGACTCTAATCTTTACATACAATATGTTTCATCTGATGTTCAAGCTAGTAAAATAGAAATAGAATCTGTTAACACTTCTGCTTCAACATATTCAGCTGCTACAGGAACAGCTATAGAAACTGTTTATCCTATTTATACTTGTGAACCTAAATATACTAATTATAAAGTATCATTTATAAATAAATTTGGAGCAATACAAGACTTATACTTTAACAAGAAAAGAACAGATGATTTAAACGTAAAAAGAGATGATTATAATACAAGCACAATATCTTCATCATCTTCAGGTGTAAGTTATAACACTTATGATGCAACTAATATAGTTCAGGACGTTGCTGCAACAAAATCACTTGTACTAAATACAGGATTTCTAAAAGAAGAATATAATGAAATAATGAGACAGTTATTTCAATCAGAAAATATATGGATTAGAGAAAACAATCAAACATTACCTATAAAAATTAAAGATAGTAGTTTTACTTATAAAACACATCTAAACGATAAACTTGTAAATTATACTGTTCAATTTGAATATGCTTTTGATGGTATTAACAACATTAGATAATGAACCAGAAAGTACAGTTATTTATAGAAAATCAAGAAGTTGATATATTTCAGGATAATGCAATAAATATTGTATCGTCAATAAAAGATTATAGAGAGCCTGATAAATTATTTACTGATTATTCACAAAACTTTAATCTTCCTGCCACTACAAGAAACAACAAGATATTTAAACACTATTACGATTACGATATTGGAGATGGGGGTTATGATGCAAGAAAATCAAAAGAAGCAAGAATAGAAATAAACGATAGACCATTTAAGGAAGGGTATATAGTTCTTGAAAGCGTAGATTTAAAATACAATAAACCTTCAACATATAAGGTTACGTTCTTTGGTGGATTAAGATTATTAAAAGAATTATTCCAGGATTTAAAGTTATCTGATTTAACATGGCTAGAAAATTTTGATTTTCTTAACAAAGGATATGACTCTTCTAGCACAGATGATTTACACGCATATCTAACTACAGAAAAAAATAAAACTGTAGATTCAGTTTCTTACACAAATCCAATCGTAGTTCCTTTAATATCCAACAAAGAAAGACTTTATTATAATTCAAGTACAGAATTTTATGGAAATTTAGAAGATGGTAATTTATATTACACAGCTACCAGTCCATACGCATATCCTAACAATGGTAAAAAAAATGGATTAAACTCTCAATATATAAAACCTGCAATAAGAGTTGCTAATATTATAAAAGCGATAGAAAAAGAGGTGAATCTAGATGTAAATACGCCTAACATAGAATTTTCTAATGACTTCTTTAACTCATCTAACTTGGATTATTATAATTTATATATGTGGCTCAACAAAGATATTGATGAGGAAAAAGATATTGTTATAAAAAGAAAAATAATAAACACATTCAACAATGGATTAAATACTGTTTATAGGTCAAATTCTTCAGGATATTTCCTTGAAGAGGTAATGACTATATTATCTACTGATGATGACGGAAATACAACAGGTCAAACTGCAAATAGGTTTTTAATATCAGGTGTGGAGGATGAAAGTATAGGCTCTTTAGAGTGTAGGGTAAAAATACCGTCTTCTATTGCTCCAACAGCTAAATTTAATTTACAGGTATGGAGAAATGGTTCTTATATTAAATCTTTTGATAATATAACAGCTAGTAGTACAACTCATGATTTTAGAATTGAAAGAGATGGTAAATATGAATTTGTAATAATTACAGAGTCAAATATAGGTGTTGAATTTAATTCAGGTTTTGAAGTTAAGTTTGTTATTAGACCTGCCAATGATGGTGATTCTTTTGGTAGAGACGGAGATGTTTTTAATGATGTAACTATTCAAGGTGGTGTTTTAGAAATATTTTCTGATGACACAAAATTCTCTATAAAAGACAATATGCCTGAAATGACAGTTTTAGAGTTTCTATCAGGGATATTTAAAATGTTTAATTTAATATGTTATATACAAAGTGATATAAATGCTACTTATGCAAATTACTCTACTAATATTACAAATGTGAAAACGATTAGAGTAATGACATTTGATGCTTATTACGCATCTTCTAACGCAGAACTTGATATAACAGACAAAATAGATATATCATCATCATCAGTTCACAGACAAGTTCCTTATACTAAAATAGAATTTAAATATGAAGATACTGAAGCTGTTCTTGCAGAACAACATTTATCTGAATTACGTAGTGAATGGGGTGGAGAAAAATGGGAGATAACAGAATCAAGGGCTGAAAAAAAATATGAGATTATACCACCTTTTGCACACATGAAATTTGAGCGACTAGTTGACGGAAATAATACTTCTACTATTACAGATGCTCAAGTAGGTTTTAGTATAACAAGAAGTAGTGCAAGTAAAGGAGAATATAAAGATGAGAAGTATAATCCACATTATGGAAAGCCTTTATTGTTTTACCCTTATTACGTAAGCACAGGAACAACAATTCCTTATTTATATAAGGATAGTGGTGGTTCTTTTCAATCAATACCGATAACCGATTATTTCATTCCGCTAAATTCAGTAGATATAAACACTTCTCAATCTAATCACTTTGGAGAAGAAGTAGATGAATATAGAGTTTATGATTCAGAAAATCAAAGTAATGTAAATAATTTATTTAATATATATTATAAAAACTATATAACACACTTATTTGACCAAAGGTCTAGAATAACAAAATTAAAAGCAAATCTAACTAATGCTTTTCTATCTAAATATTCTTTAGCTGATAAAATAAGAGTATCAGGTAAAACTTATAGTATAAATAAAATAAATGTAAACTTAATAAATGGTAAAGCGGATTTAGAATTACAAAGATATTACTCTATTAAATCATTTGCTTGTTTAAGTGATAGTATAGAAGTAGATATAGAAGTAACATCAGCTGGTAACTTATATGTATTTGATAATAAATTTGGTGCGTATCAAATGGGTGAAGGTGTTTATGTATTTAATGATGTACCTGCAGCTCATCCAATAGCTTTTTACAATTTTGGTAAAACAAATGAAATATCTTATACAGGAACTGTTGTAGGAGGAACTAAAGCTGGACAAGACGGAAATACATATACATATTATTCTGGTGATGTAACAGTAACAGTAAATGGTGACTTTGGAATTATTAGCTATGAGTGTTATCATCACGGATATATGGGTGGCGAAAGCAATTTAAGTTACAACGCAGATTGTGAGGCAGAAACTGTACCTCCTGTAACTGGAAACTTAACAGTAGATGCAACAGATATTAGTGTAGATAATGCAATTATAACAGCAGACCAAACAGACGAATAATGATAAAATTATTAATAGAAGCATTAAAGACAGATAACTTTTATGGAGTTAGTTATTATATAGATGTAGCAAAGGGAAGGTACAAATCTCCTACTACATGGAAAGAAATGAAAGAAAGCATTAAACGCAATAGATATGGCTACAACACAAGTAAATGAAATGATATTTCAAATCATCGTTGATGATAAAGGCGTTAAACATAAAATAGGAAACGCAACTGTATCTATAAGCAAATTTGAAAAAGAATTAAAAAAAGCTACTCAAGCAAATAAACAATTTAATGATACTTTAAGCGGTAGAGAAAGTATGATTACAAATGCTGGTTTAGCTGGTGCTACTCTTACAGAACTTGGGCGTACTATTTCAGATTTACCTTATGGTATTAGAGGTATCGCAAACAACTTATCTCAATTATCTACACTTTTTGTTACAATGGTATCAAAAGTAGATGGAAGTGTTAAAGGATTTGCAAGAGTAGGAAAAGCGTTTAAGATGCTTACAAGTCAGCTTATGGGTCCTCTTGGACTTATATTAGCATTTCAAGCTGTAATTGCTTTATTAGATGCTTTTGCTGGGAAAAGTAAAAAAGCTGCTGAAGAGACTGATAAATTAAATGAAGCATTAAGAGGACAAGATGCTTTAAATCAATCAATGCAAGTTTACATTGATGTTTTAAAAGATGCAAACTCAACAGAAGAACAAAGATTAGTTGCTTTAGGTAAATTACAAAAACAAGGATATGATGAAACTATAGGGACTTTAGAGGAATATCAAGCAGCTTTAAAACAAGCACAAAAACTTGAAATTGCAGAATTACAAGTAAAAGATAAAATTGCAGAATCAGAAGGTAAAATAGCGGAAGCAATAAAAGAAAGAGATAAAGCTCAAAAAGAATTAGATGAACTTCATAAAAACAGTGTTCTTCGTTACTCAAGGGAGCAAAGAATTAAAAAAGCTAACGAACTTATAGATTCAGAACAAGCAATCATTGATTCTCAATTAGACGGTATAAGAAATTTTGTGCAAGAATTAGAAAATGACCCTTCAATTGCAGGAAATCCTTTTGTTGCAGATATGTTTGGAGTTAAGAAAAAAACACCAGACAAACCTCCTGGAGAAAGTGAAGTTGCTAAAATAGTAAAAAAATTAAATGAAGAAGTACAAAAAATGTCTGCTGAAAATGCAGAAGAATTATTAAAAATAGAAAAACAACTTGCATTAGACGAGATAAAACAAGCAGAAGGTTCACAAAAAGAAAAAAATGAAGCTATAAGATTAATTAATGAAAGATTTAATTTAGAGTTAAAAGCATTAAGAGAAGAAGAGCTTGATGAATTTAAAGAGTATGTTTCTAAATCAGTAGAGGAATCTATGAAAGTTATAGATTCTTTGTATAAAGATTTCTTAAACAAAAATAAACAAGCAGCAAGAGATGCACAGAAATTTATATCTGATTGGATAAAACAACAAAACAATTTATTAAGACAGTCAAGAGAACAACAAAAAATATTTAACCAAGCCTTTACTTCAACATCAGATATTTTGGGTGCTTTAAATGATTTGAGGCAAGAACACCATCAAGCTCAACTCGACAGATTACAAAGAGAAAGAGATGTTATTTTAGCAAATGACACATTGACTCAATCTGAAAAAGAAAAAAGAATTAAAGCAATAGAATCTAAAGAAATAGCAGCACAAAAAAGAAAAATAAAATTAGAGAGAGATATGTTTACTATTGAGCAAACTTTAATGATTGCTAAAACAATAATGAATGCTAAATTTTTTGCTCAACAACAAATAATGATGGCACAAATTGCGGTTCAGCAAGGTGTTGCCTCTGCAAGACAGATAGCTTTAGAAGGTGCAACTCAAGCTGGTAAAGCAAGTATGTCTTTAGGTACTTTTATGTCAGCATTAGGTCCTGCTGGTGTGATAGCTTTTGGTGCGTCAATAGGTGTTGCGTTAGCGAGTATTAAAAAAGCAAGAGATGCTGCTAAAAATCAAATAGCTAATTTAGTTCCTGAAGCAAACATAGGAAGTGGTGGGGCTGCACCACCAATACAAGCTCCTGCATTCAATGTAGTAGGTGCAACACAGACAAGTCAACTTGCTCAAACAATATCACAAGCCGAGCAACAACCTATAAAAGCATATGTTGTAGCTTCTGATGTAACTACCGCACAGGAACTTGAACGTAGTACAATTGAAGGAGCTTCTATTGGATAATAAAACAAAATAAAATAAATATAGTTATTTAGGTATGGAAAAAATAATAGAACTTATTATAGACGAGCAAAGTGAGATTAGCGGTATTGAAGCTATCTCTGTCGTTGAAAATCCTGCAATAGAAGAAGACTTTATTGCACTAAAAGAACATAAAGATATTAAACTTGCTGAAGTAGATGCAGAACAAAGAATATTAATGGGTCCTGCACTTATTCCTAATAAGAAGATATTTAGAAAAGGTGCTGATGACGATGACAATGATTACTACATATATTTCTCTGAAGAGACAGTTAAGAAAGCATCTGAATTATTCTTTATAAAAAGCAAACACCAAAACTCTACATTTGAACATTCATTTGAATTATCAGATATGTCTGTTGTAGAATCTTGGCTTATAGAAGACCCAAAAAATGATAAAGCATCTGCTTATGGATTTGACTTACCAAAAGGAACTTGGATGGTATCAATGAAAGTATTAAATGATGATGTATGGAAAGCAGTTAAAGAAGGAGAAGTAAAAGGATTTTCTATAGAAGGTTACTTTGCAGATGGACTGGAAAGACCAAAAGAAAGTATAGAAGAAAATCTTTGTAATGAATGTTTAAGTGAATTAAATGCAGAGTTTGAACTGGCAGAAGTGTTAGCAAGTTTATCTGAAGAGGTAGAACTTGAATCTTATGGAGGATATCCACAGTCTGCAAGAAACAATGCTAAAAGAGGAATTAAATATAACGAAGCTGTAAATAATAAATGTGCAACACAAGTTGGTAAGGTTAGAGCAAGACAACTTGAAGCAGGAGAGAAGTTTACTTTACCTACTCTTAAACGCATATACTCATATTTATCAAGAGCTTCTGCTTATTATCAAGAGGGCAATAATGAAGCCTGTGGAACCATATCGTATTTATTATGGGGTGGTAAATCAATGTTAACTTGGGTAACATCTAAACTTAAAGGACTTGATGCAATAGAAGCAGCATCAACTATTATTGATGGAAGAGCTGCTTATACAACTGTAGAAGAAGCTGAAAGAGCTGCAGAGGATATTGGATGTTCAGGTTACCATACTCACCAGTACGAAGGTGATACTTGGTATATGCCCTGTGAGGAACACAATCTAAAAGCTCCTTGCCAAGATGGATATGAGCAGATAGGTATGAAAGATAAAGACGGTAGAAAAGTACCTAATTGTGTTCCAATAAAATGAGAAGAAGAAAGAACGCAACATTAAGCTATTCATCACCAAGAAGCTCATCAAGAGCTTGTTTGTGTCCAGATGGAAGAACATATTCAAGAAAATGTTGTGATGGAACATTAGAAGCACAAGGAATAGGAAGTATTTACAAAACAACAAAATGGTTATTGCAGGAGGATGGAAGTTACATATTACAAGAAAATGACAATAAAATAAATTTAGAATAATGGCAGATAAAAGAATATCAGAATTAACAGCAGCAACTGCACTACAAGGAGATGAAACATTTCCAGTAGTACAAAGTAGTGAAACGAAAAAAGCAACATTACATCAAGTAAAAAACTATATAGTATCAGTACATCTAACAGCGGAAGCAGATGTAGATGTAGATTTAGGTGTTTCAACTTATGAAAATACAAGAATGTTTAAGTTTAGTTGGACAGGGGGAAATGGTACTGCTGTATATACTTTGCCTGACGCAACAACAAATGAAAATAGAATTATAAGATTTGTTGCAGATAGCACATTTACTTCATCTAAACACGTTGACTTAACACCAGTAGATGGACAGACAATAGATGGTGGTGCAAGCAGTAACAGATATAGAATAAACAAAGATTATGAAGGTATAGCTATTTGGTCAGATGGAAGTGAATGGTTTATAATTCAGAAGAAAGCATAAAAATACAACAGAATAAATTTAATCGGTAATAACTATAAATAAGAATCTTATGAAAGCAAGTGAAATTGTAACTAAAATCAAAGATGTTCTTTTGTCTTCAACTAAAGAAGAGGAAACTACTCCTGAAGTTGAGTTAAAAGAAGAAGCTCCTAAAGCTAAAAAAGAAGAAGCTAAAGAGGAGATTAAAGAGGAAGCTCCTGCTGCTAATGTGCAAAAAATTACATATTCTGCAGAAGAAGGTGCTGAAGAACTACAAGAGGACAACTACGAAGAAGACATCGTAGAAGAAGCTCCTGCTGTGGAATATGCTACTAAAGATGAAGTTTCAGAACTGAAAGCTATGGTAGAAAAACTAAAAGGTATGATTGAAGCTAAAGAAGAGGCTAAAGAAGAGGTTCCACAAGAACTATCTGCTGACGAACCTGCTGAAGCAATTAATCATTCACCAGAAAACGAAGTAAGTGAGAAAATTGGTGTTAGATTTTCACCTAACGCAAATAGAAACACTACTTACAATAGAGTATTAAACGCAATAACTAATAATTAATTAATTTTTAAATAATGGCAACAACAACTTCAATAACTACTACTTACGCTGGTGAATTTGCAGGGAAGTATATTTCTGCTGCTTTATTATCAGGTAAAACTTTAGCAGAGGGTAATATTACAGTAGTACCTAATGTTAAATATAAACAAGTAATGAAAAAAGTGGCTACTGATGACATCGTAAAAGACGCAACTTGTGACTTCTCTGATACATCAACACTTACTCTTACTGAAAGAATCTTAACTCCAGAAGAGTTCCAAGTGAACCTTGAGTTATGTAAAAAGGATTTTAGAAGCGACTGGGAAGCTGCTCAAATGGGATATTCTGCATTTGACAACTTACCTTCTAACTTTGCAGACTTCTTAATTGCTCACGTAGCAGATAAAGTAGCTCAAAGAATTGAGACTAACATTTGGACAGGTACTAACGCAACTGCAGGTCAGTTTGACGGATTCATCACTACTTTAGGTGCTGATTCAGACGTAGTTGACGTAACAGGTACTGCATCTACTGCAGCTAACATTATTACAGAGCTTGGTAAAATTGCTGATGCAATTCCATCTGCTGTATATGGTTCAGAAGATATGACTATCTACTTACCAGGTAATATGTATAGAAACTACATTAGAGCTTTAGGTGGATTTGGTGCTTCAGGATTAGGAGCAGCAGGTACTAACGACCAAGGTACTCAATGGTACAATATGGGTTCTGGTTTATCATTTGATGGTATTCAAGTAGTTCACGCTCCTGGTTTATCTGACGATGACGCTGTAGCAGCTCAAAAATCAAACTTATTCTTCGGAACAGGATTACTTTCTGACCAAAACGAAGTAAAAGTAATTGATATGGCTGACCTTGATGGTTCTCAAAACGTAAGAATCGTTATGAGATTTACTGCTGGTATTCAGCACGGAATTGGAAGTGAAGTAGTATTATACGCTACTGCATAATAAATAATTGTTCAACTAAAAAAAAGGTAGGTGGGAATTAATACTACCTGCCTTTTTTTATAAAATATAAAAATTATGGCTTGTGATATCGCAAAAGGAAGAAAAGAACCTTGTAAAGATGTTGTTGGTGGAATAAAAAATCTTTATTTCGTTAACTACGGAGATTTAGGTACTGTAACTGTAACAGATGACGCTACTGGTGAAGAAATTACTAATATAACAGGAGATTCAGGAGATTTAACTTGTTACAAATACGAAGTAAAAGGAAACTCATCATTAGAGCAAACTGTTAACTCTTCAAGAGAAAACGGAACTACTTTCTATGAGCAAACATTAAACTTAACTCTTAAGAAATTATCTAAATTAGATAATAAAGAATTAAAGTTAATGGCTTATGGAAGACCTCACGTTGTAGTTGAAGATTACAACGGTAACTTTATGATGGTAGGACTTGAACACGGTGCAGATGTATCTGGAGGTACAGTTGTAACTGGTGCTGCTATGGGAGATTTAAGTGGATATACTTTAACTCTTACAGCTATGGAAACAAAACCTGCTGTATTTATGGCACACACTTCAGGACAAGAAGTATTTAATTCAACAGACTTTGCTGGATTAACTGGTACTATTACTATTACTGAAGGTACTAACGACTAATATAGGTTGTTCTTAAAAAGAAAAGGAGGCAATTTGCCTCTTTTTTTTTGAACAATATTCAACAGAATAGGTTATATAGATATGATAAGATTATCACCAACAACAGATTCTCAAACTGTAAGTATAATACCACGAGCATATACAGTTGCCAGTGACTTATCTATGGTTATCGTAGAAGACGGAACAAGAAAAACTCAAACAATAAATGACATTACATCTTCATTATCATCTAATGGTAATTTCTTGCAGATGTCTATAGCATTTAGTATTTTAACTGCAGAAAACAGTTATTCGTTTGAACTCAAACAAGGAAGTACTTTATTATACAGAGGTAAAGCATACTGTACATCACAAACAGATAATACAACAGACCACACATTAAACAGTAATAAATATAATCAATATGTTGGAACTGATACGGATGACCAAAAATATATAATAATATGAACAAAGTAAAAATAATAAACCTATCAGGTTACGAAACACCAAGTATAAAAGAATCTACCAGATATGATTGGGTAGAGTATGGAGATGATAACAATTATTTTGGTGAACTAATAGAGAAATATACAGGCAGTCCAACAAACTCAAGATGTGTTAATGGTATATCTGACCTTATATATGGTAGAGGATTAAGTGCAACTGATTCAGAAGACAATGCTGTTCAGTTTGGACAAATGCAACAAATACTTCAAGATAAAGATGTAAGAAGAATTGTAAGTGATTTAAAATTACTTGGACAAGCTGCAATACAAGTTGTATATAATAAAAGAAAGACAAAGATTATGCAACTTAAACATTTTCCTACTGAAACATTAAGAGCTGAAAAAGCAAAAGACGGAAAAATACAAGCATATTATTATCATCCTAAATGGAAAGAAATAAAACCATCTGATAAACCTAAAAGAATACCAGCATATAAATTTGGTAGAAAAAGTGAAACTGTAGAAATATATTGTGTAAAACCATATAAAGCTGGTTTTTATTATTATTCTCCAGTAGATTATCAGGGATGTTTACAATATTGTTCACTTGAAGAGGAAGTATCAAACTACCATATAAACAACATACAAAATGGATTACAACCGTCAATGTTGCTTAACTTTAACAATGGTATTCCATCAGATGAAGCTCAACAAATTATAGAGTCTAAAATATATGAGAAGTTTAGTGGGTCTTCTAATGCAGGTAAATTTATATTATGTTTTAATGAAGATAGTGAAGCTCAAGCAAACGTAGAGCCGATTAACTTGCCAGATGCTCATGCTCAATATGAGTTTTTAGCTAAAGAATCAAGAGAAAAGATAATGATTGGTCACGGTGTTGTTTCTCCTATACTTCTTGGTATAAAAGATAACACTGGTTTTGGAAATAATGCAGAAGAATTAAGAACTGCATCGGTTTTAATGGATAATATTGTTATTAGACCATTTCAAACTTTACTGATTAATGCTTTTAATGAATTATTAGCATTTAACGGTATAAATCTTAATCTTTACTTTGTTACTCTACAACCAATTGAGTTTACAGAGCTTGATAATATTGAAACAAAGATTAAAAGAGAAGAAGAAACAGGTGAAAAACTGTCATCACAAGAGAAAAATGACTTTAATGATGAAGAAGGTGATGATTTACTATCTCAACTAGAAAGTTTAGGTGAAAAAGTAGATGAAAATGACTGGGAACTTATACACACAGAGAAAGTAGAAGATACAGAAGCAGAATTTGACTTTACTAAACTTGCAGAAGTGTCAAAAGATGATGCTAAACCTAATAAGGTGTCTTCACAAGACAATTCAACATATAAGGTTAGATATTCTTATGGTCCTGTAAGAAATTCAGCAGATAGCAGACGTTTTTGTCAAAGAATGGAGCTATTAACAGGTCAAAATCTTGTATTTAGAAAAGAAGATATAAATATGATGTCTTTTAGAGGTGTAAATAAGGAATTAGGTCACAAAGGACAGAACTATTCATTATTTAAGTATAAAGGCGGTGTAAATTGTCATCACTATTGGGAATTAAAGGTATATAAGAAGAAGGTTTCTGATAATAACCTGGTCAGTGAAGCAGAAGCAATAAAAGATGGCTTAAAAGAGCCTAAAAACGCTCCTGAAGTCGAAATTGCACCAAAAGATATGGCAAACAGAGGACATCATCCAAATTATAAAAAATGAAAGCATTATTTATTACATTAGAAGAACTAAAAAGAAAATCCATCATAGATGGTAATGTAGATACTGATAAACTCATACAGTTTGTAGAAGTAGCACAAGATACGTATATACAAAATTATTTAGGTACAAGATTTTATAGTGCATTACAAACTCAAGTAATAAATAGTACATTATCTAGTGATAATGAAACATTAATCAACACATACATTAAACCAATGCTTATTTGGTACACACAGGCAACATATTTACCTTATGCTGCTTATCAAATATCAAATGGAGGTATATATAAACATAATAGCGAAAATGCAACTTCTGTTTCAGAGTCTGAAATAACTAAATTAACAAGACACGCAACAGAAACAGCAGATTTTTATGCTAAAAGATTTATGGACTACATGGATGATAATTTAGACCTTTATCCTGATTACATAGGAAGTCAAGATGGAGGAATGTATCCAGAGAGAGACGTTAACTTTACTAATTGGGTTTTATGAAAGATAACAAGCAGACATACAAGCCAAAAAAAGAAAACGAAATAAAATTAAGTAGTTATATAAAAAAGATAAAAGATGTCGTTTGGAAGCGTATATGATGAGAGCTGGTGGGGCAATGATAGTGAATCTAATAATTGGGGAATAATTTATCCAGTATAAGACAATGGGATTTGGTTCAGTATATAGTGTAAGTTGGTTTGGAAACGTTAATGAAGCGAATGGTTGGGGTAATATTTACCCATTTGATGCAGATGGTTCTTATTTAACGGTAGATACGACATTATTTAGTGCAGATAGCACAAGTTTAACAGCAGACGCAACAGTATATTAAAATAAATAAAAAATGGCAAAACAAGCAATAGGAATAGGAACTTCAGCGAATGATGGGACAGGAGACCCATTAAGAACCGCTATGGACAAAACAAATGACAACTTCAATGAAGTATATGCTTTATTTGGAGATGGGTCAACACTTGCTATAAGTGGAGACGCAACTGTATCAGCAGGAGCTTTGACAATAGCTAATGATGCTGTTGAAAATGCTATGATTGCTGATGACGCAGTAGATTCTGCACAAATAGCAGATGGAGCAATAGACACAGTACATATAGCAGATGATAATGTAACATTTGCTAAAATAGAAAATAGATATACTGCTAAAGTAGAAAAATCAGATACTTCAGGAGCAGTTAGTATTGACTGGTCAGCTGGAACTACATTTGAATTTACTGCTTCATTAACAGGAGCATTAGAATTAGACTTTACTAATTTTAAACAAGGGCAAGTAATTGGAATTTATGGATTAACAGGTTCACAAACAATTACACTTGATAGTGATGCAGCAACAAGCGAAACATTTAATAGAGTAGGAACTTCTGAATATGATGGTTCAGGAAGTAACTTTTTACAAGTAGCTTGTGTAGATGATTCCGCAGATGCAGTATTTAATTATTCAGTAATAACATATACATCAGATACAACACCATAATAATATGAAAGCAATAGAAATAAACGGACAAATTAAAACATACGACAGATTACCTAAATCTTGGGGAAATGTTCTAGGAGGATTTGATTTACTTTCAGATGAACAATTAAAGACTTATGGTTTTTATGATGTAGTGATTCCAGACTGGGATTCAAGAATACAAGAACTTGGAGATTTATATTTTGATTCTGCAAGTGAAACTTTTACTAAAGATGTTTCAGATAAAACTTGGACACAAACTTTAGCAGAGTTAAAAGAGCAGCAAATAAATAATTTTAAACATTCTACAGGAAGTAAATTGCAAGAAACAGATTGGTATATTATAAGAAACCAAGAAACAGGTGCAGCTATACCTGCTGATATAACTTCAGCAAGACAAGCATTAAGAGACCAATGTGATACAGTAGAATCAGAAATCAACTCTAAAACATCTAAAAAAGCTGTTATGAGTTATGATTTACCAAGTTTAATGTAATGAGTGTAAATAAAAAAATAATAGAAACTGAAGCACAAGTTTCCCTTGAAGATGCTTTTAATATAGTAACTTATACAGGTAATAGTTCAACCCAATCTATCACAGGAGTAGGATTTAAACCTGATTTAGTTTGGATAAAAAGAAGAAATAGTGCTGAGTCTCACGCTTTATATGATAGCATAAGAGGAATTAATAAACAACTCGAAACTAATTCTACTGCAGCTGAAGCAACTAACACAGCTCCTTACGAAGGTGTAAACTCTTTTGATGCAGATGGATTTACTACTGGGGATAATGGCGGCACTAATAGAAGTCCAAATACTTATGTAGCTTGGTGTTGGAGAGCAAACGGAGGAAATACAAGTAGTAATACTGATGGTTCAATAACAAGTACAGTACAAGCAAATCAAGATGCAGGATTTAGTATTGTATCTTATACTGGGACTGGAAGTAATGCTACAGTTGGTCACGGATTAAGTTCAGCACCAGAGTTTATTATTGTTAAAAATAGGAGCGATGCTCAATTATGGACTACAGGTTCAAGTATTTTAAATAATGCCAATGCGTATTCAGATTTAAATTCAGGTAAGTGGTATGAATCAGGGACTCCTTGGAACTCAACACAACCTACAAGTTCTGTATTTAGTGTAGGTACTTATAATGGAACAAATGGTTCTGGAGATAGTATGATTGCTTATTGTTTCCATTCAGTCGATGGCTTTTCAAAGTTTGGCTCATATACAGGTAATGGAAGTTGTGATACCTCTAATCCTATTCAAAATTGTGGTTTTAGACCAGATTATGTTTTATTAAAAAATGTTACAGATGGAGGACATTGGGGTATTTTTGATAGTGCGAGAGGAGGTACAGGACAAAACAACAAACAATTAACTGCTGAATCAAATGGTGCAGAATACACAGGACTTAGCGGTTGTGATTATGTAAAGTTTGAAGATACAGGGTTTAGAGTTACAACAGATAATTCAGCATATAATGGAAGTGGTAAAACTATAATGTATATGGCATATAAAATAGCAAGTTAATTATGAATGGATTTGAACCAACAATATTAGGAGTAACAGTTTGTATAATAACAATAGCACAAATTAATGAAGTACTGCAAGGGCTTCTAATAATAGCTACGTTGGTTTATACGGTAATTAAAATATTTCAACTAATCGATAAAAAATAAATTATGGTAAGAATATTTGAGTGGTTAGCACAACAATTTAGAACATTTAACAATTGGTTTAAGACCAGTTGGAATAACTTAATCAAAAAGTTATTATTTAAACAAGGACTATAATGTTAAAGACATTATTAAACATACTGGGTATATCTAAAAAAGACAACATAAGTGGTTTAGGGTTAGAAATCAGGGAGCTGATTAAAGGAAAAGAAATAGACCCACAAAAGCTAATAGAACTACAAGCAGAGATTAATAAAGTAGAAGCTCAACATAGAACGATATTCGTTGCTGGTTGGAGACCTTTTATTGGATGGGTTTGTGGTTTTGCTTTAGCCTATAACTTTGTATTAAGAGACTTGTTAATATGGCTGCTTGGTCAAGAAGGAGTACCTCCAGCTCTACAGATGGAACATCTAATGACAGTACTTGTAGGAATGCTTGGACTTGGTGGTATGAGAACATTTGAGAAATTAAACAATAAATCAAACTGATATGTGTAATTGTGAAGTATGTATTTGTAGATAATGCTAAAAAAAGCAATATCTGCTTATATATTTAAACCTAAAAAAAGGAGACCTGGAGTACATTCTAAAAATGCTTCTAAAGGTCAAAGTGGTTATAAAAAGAAATATCGTGGACAAGGTAAAAAAAGATAAGATTAATTTTATCCCTATAGACGAAAATGAATTAATCTTTCATAAGACTAAACAACGAGTTAAAAGAAGGAAAAAAGGTCATAAAGGATTCAGACAAAACTTATATTAATATGAAACTAGAAAAAGTAATTAAGAGATATTTTACAAACGGATATAGACAAGCTAATGGGGTAAAAAGAAAAAAAACTATTACTCTTTCAGATTATATAAATAAGTATAAAAAGAAAAGAAAGAAAAAGTAACCAAAAAGAAAGAAAAGAAAAAAGCCCCCCTGAAAAAAGAAAATAATTATTTTATCTGTTCCAACAATATTCCTATTGAAGTTTAGTAATTTTTAGCGTAGATTTACAGCTACGTTTTGCAAATATATAAATTATTTATAAATTTACAATATGGAATTAAAATATTTTACTTTCGAAGAATTTGACTCTCCTGATTATCCAGGTAGTGGGGAGAAGTTTATGGACAGAGAATTTTTAGATTGTTTAGATGAAGCCAGAGATATAGCTGGTGTGCAATTTAAAATTAATTCTGGTTATAGAACACCGCAACATAACAGAAAAGTTGGAGGTGGAACTGCAAGTTCACACTTAATTGGAAGAGCTGCAGATATACATTGTACTCATACAGGTAAAAGATTAAAAATTATTGAAGCACTGTCAATGGTTGGTTTTAGAAGGTTTGGCATCGCAAATACATTTATTCATGTAGATAATGACGACCAAAAAAAACCTGCTATTTGGTTATATTCATAAATTTTATATATCTTTATACAAACTTTAATTATGAATATTACAGAAAAATTACTTAAAATTACAACGGAACTTAAAGCACCAAAGAATCAATTCAATAAATTTGGTGGCTATAAGTATAGAAGTGCTGAAGATTGTCTTGAAGCACTTAAACCACATCTAAAGAAATACAAATGTGTTTTAAAGATGCACGATGAATTAAAAGTCGTAGGAGATTTTCCTTATGTTGAAGCAACTGCAAAGTTGATTGATTGTGAGGATGGAAATATGCAGATAGAATCATCTGCACAAGCTATAATAGATTTCAATGCAAAAGGTATGCAACATCCACAAAGAACAGGAGCTGCATCTTCTTATGCAAAGAAATATGCAATTGGTAATCTATTCTTACTGGATGATACCAAAGACTCTGATGCTACAAATACACATGATACATCAGAAGTAAAGAAGAAACCAACACTAACTTCTAATTCGCAGAATTTTATTAAGGCTGCAAAGTATGTTAGAGATGGTGGTAGTATAGATGACATTATGAAAAAATACGCAATGTCAAAAGAAGTTGAACAGGCATTACTTGCCACAAATTAATTTATATGAGTTTATTAGGTACTATAAGTATCAAAACTAATGATGGTGTATATAAGAATTATACATTATCTGTTAGTGACAAAACCAACGAATATGGACAAAATATTTCTATGTTCGAGGAACAGACAAAAGAACAAAGAGAAGCTGGAGAGCCAAGAAAGTATATTGGTAACGGCAAAGTCTTTTGGACTGATGGGAATGTATCAGTAGCA